GAACGGTTATTAGGAACTACAAGAAGAAAAAAACCTCATTGTGATAACATACTAACCGAACGGTTATTAGGAACTACAAGAAGAATAAAACCTAATAGCAGAAATAAATTAACTGAACGGTTATTAGGAACTAAGAGAATAAAACCAATAATCCAAAATCGTTTAACCGAACGGTTATGTGATAGTACTAGATACGACCACGTTACAAACTTGGTATATAACGTATATCATGCGTTGAGGGATACCCGGATACTATATGGGTCCTGGGACCGTGTTGTGACTGATACATATTTGATTGGTACTACAGGGGTTTTTATGGACCCACCATATCCTGAGACAGAGGGCTATGTAGGAAACGAACAGAAAGTTTTTGACGGCTCATTAAAGTGGTTTTTGGATAATTACAAAAGGAAATATTTACGTATAGTATTTTGTTGCCAGGATAAAAATATAGTCGGTAAAAATGTACCGTCAGACGTACGGCGTGAGAATTGGTCCCGGGACTCGGGCTACGCCACGGACAAAAGTATAAATGAAACAGAGCTAATACTATATAGTGACGCCTGCTTGGATAATAAAAAAGTTGAGATTAATTACAATATTTTTGATGAAGAAGAATAGGAACTCCGAGTTCCGATTCTTGTATTCAAGCTTGAATACAAAATCTTTCATTTTTTAAAAATAGTTCTTGCTTTGGTCAAAAAAACATGTTATATTATAATTAACCATAACACAAAGGAGTTTTCATGAAGGAAAAAAGTATAAGTAAAGGTAGGCAAGTATCCGTATACTTATCTCCTGAGCATCTGTATTGGATAGGCGACCTATCCATAACGCTCAAACGTAGCAGGAGTTGGGTATTGTCAATGATTTTAGACTACTATATTGACCGTAACATTAAAATTGAGGAGCCTAAGCTATGAAAACAGAACAGCTTAACCCATTGAATTCCGAAGAGTTAACGATGAACCGCATCCACGCCCTGGCTAGTACCTATATAGAGGGCCAGGAGCAGGTAGGCAAATTTTGCCGACGTCTGTTGGAAGTGCTTAAAAATAAGGAGCTTACAAAAAATGCCGTTACAAATTAATAAGGACTGGGCAGACCGCCACGAGATGGACTTGACAACGGCAGACATATCCATTGCTAGAGGGCTCACCTGCTACCTGTGCGACAAAGTTAAGATTAAGGCCCAGCTCTTGCAACTCATGGACGACCCAAAAACCCCGTCCAAATTTGAAAAATGGTGCCGGGAAAATTTTGAAGAAACGTACGAAAGTAATGTTAAAATTTTGGAAGAACAGTTAAACATACACTCATAATAAGGCCGGGCCCGGGCATAGACCACAAACTATGGACCGGGGACGTTAGACCAGATTGAAAAATGCAAAGAAACTATTAAAACTATTATTGGCAATTCAGAAAGGAAAAAATGAAATACATAACAATTTTATTTTTAATAGTTGGATGCTGTTATGGTCAAGACCATCAAGACTCCTTGGCCCACAGCATCTATCAAACCCCCGAATATTTGGAAGCATTAGAAGTGCTAAAACAAATCCGAGCCCAGGAAATTTATGAGAATAATTTGATACGAATGCAACAGGAGCAGGAGCGCTGGGACCGAATTAACAGAAGATTAGATGCACGGCAGTTTGAGACGCAATTAAATAGGATACCCGCAGACGACGCACAAACATTTATTGTAGTATACAGCGTGGCAGCAATAGCTTTATTAGTAATTATGGGGATGTTAATGCAATGACCCGATACGATATATTAAAAGGAGTAAATCCGTCTAAAAGTGAAGTATCCAAAGAATTCCAAGAAGTTTGCTCTAAATTAAAAAAGAGTAAGTCACCCTATATGCGGGGTGACACGTATTCAGATTTAGTGGCTAAAATAGTACTTAAACTTGACCGGCCTAGACTACAAATATTAAAAGAACAACTAAAAGAACAAATTGAAAATGAATAGATACGAAATCGCTTTAAATAAAAAACCAACAGACGAAGATATTAAATTTGGCTGGACTGACCGCGAAATGGCACTATCCAACCCGTTGGATGGACTACGACTATTAAAAGAACAACTAAAATTTACTTTTACACCCACACCGATAGAATCTACTCCTCTCCCTCCTGCTAGTGCTTTTAGATACAGACCCCTAAAAACTAGTTTCCCGGCTCAATTATACGACTCTACAGTCTAATCATTATACCAGTCCGTATCAGACTCAGCCTCGGATAACAATTGTAACGGGGATTTAATGGGTAAACTTTTTCGTTGCAAAAAGTCATCTAATAAGTATTTTGTTTCCGTAACATTATACCGTGCCGCGTCCAAAATATGGTCTGAACCATCCAACGGAATGTTATTTACCCCGGCCAAAAAGTTTTTGTACGAGTACATGCTGAATTCTTTTTCCATTTCTAAACATTTTCCACGGAACAACTGCAAAACTTTTGTGCGTATTAACTGCTGCATATAACTAATACCGTACTCCACGGACCCGGGCCCTTTTTTAGCTGGTTGAACATTTAATCCGCAACTTTGGAAATGGGCAATCATTTGGGGGCTGGCGGAGTCAGCATACCAAACGTTAATATTATAGATTTGTTGTAACTGTTTTACTACCCGTACTTGGTCACTAATACTCATCCCGGATTTTTTATGTTCTTCTATTACATAGACTTTTTTTCCGTCATTTTGTATAGCAGTAACACAACATGCAAAATCGTCTGTATAACCAAAATCTATCCCACCTGTAATGGTAAAACTTTTATCTATTAAAAAAGGGTCACAAAGATTATCATGGTCAAAGTCCGGATATACTAGGCCTTCCATTTTTTGGAACGTACCTAAATAACGGAGAGCAAAAAGCCGTGGGTCCATTATTTCCCGTTGATGATTAAATTCTGCTAGAGGAAACGTAGGGTTATCTGCACTGGACCATTGTATTACATCGATATCATCCCGTTTACCACTTTTCCACGCCTCATATAATTCGTAGCCCCAGCCCGTGGCCCGGTACGGGGTACTGGATATAAATATTTGTGCCTGTAAAAAGCTGGACCGTCCCATAGCAAATAGCCACTGCTCATCGTTGAGCATCAATCCCTCGTCAATTAAAATAGCTCGTACATTGGTGATACCTTCTGCCGCGTGAGGGTTATCCATGGACCGGAATATTACTTTTGAACCGTGTATCATATTAAAAATGTTATCACCCTTGTTATACTTACCCAGGCCCTGGTGATATTTTAAGAAGGTTATGAGAGTCGATTGGGATAATATTTTGTAGGTGGGTACTAGGACTAAAAAGTTGTCATCATGTACAGAGCCAAAATCGGATATCTTTTTACGCATCCATAGGGCCCCACACATCGTTTTGCCCGATTGCAGTCCCCCAACGGCCATGATAATCCGTTTGGGACTCATAAAAGCTCTTAACTGTGGTTCTGATAATTTTATGACCATAAAAAAGACCCCGGGTTATTAAGCCCGGGGCCGGAGGTCCGAGCCCTGTGGAGCTCGGGCACTATAGCCGCAGGCCTGACTGCGACTAAGACTAAACTGCTTCAGTCAACAAAACCGAAACTATATTGCTGGCATCATAGGACGCAGCAGCAAATAAAAATTGTATGTTATTACTAGAGTCGAGTAATATTGTCCCGTCGGAAGCCCCGCCACCGGACGAATTTACTGTTATATGACTTACACCGCGTACTTTAGCCATAGTATATGTTGGACTGGCTGTCCAGTTCGCTTCTCCTGCTGCGGCTTCCGGTATTGATAACAAGTGGGTGTAGGATTTTTGCATTAAGACTTCCGTTCCACCTGTTGCAGCTCCGTCAGCATATACATATTTTACCCGTTGGGTATCCGCTCCAATACTATACAAGCTATCAGTTTTAGGAAGTAAAACTCCGTTTGCTCCCACGTACCATCGTTCTGAACCTGCCGTATAAAAAGAAAGGCTACCCCCCGAAGTTATCGTTAGTTCCCCAGATGATGAAACGTCTCCTGTGTGTAGGGTTGTAGCATAAATATCAGTTATAGGAGTTCCAGATGAACCTACATTAACGGCATAAATAGTAAGGGGCTTATTATTATACCCAATAGTTGTTGTAGCATCAGTAGGGCATAAATCGGTAGGGTACATTCTCCATCGGTCTACTCCTGCAGAGCGTAATAAGATATAGTCGGTGCCTTCTATGCTTAGTGTCCCGGAATTACCTATAATAGAATTGGTTATTACGTCCCCAGCTACGGAGCTGTCTCCTGTTACGGTTGTTCCACCATTAACATATACATTGCCCGTAATCCCTAGATGCTCGTCTGCTATAGTATCACTAGGTAATAAGCCTCCAATTGCTACACGACCACTGGGATAAAAATTAACAGACTCTCCTAAAGAAACCCCTCCTAATTGCATACCTGCCATGGTGTTATCTATATCATACACAATATTAACCGAGGCCTCTGCAGCATCGTGGGGTCCTATTACAATGCCTACGGAGCCGGTTGTAACACCCTGGCCGAAGATGGCCTGGTGCCCGGTGGAGCCTGTGGATACGGACAATAATTTTTCTATTGACGTTACGGGTCCAATGCTAACCGAGCTGTCTATAACCAGATTGCCTTTGGCCGTTGTAGTACCATTTGCAGTAATGTTATAAACATTTAAATCTTTGTTGCCGTCAGAGACACCTGTGATTATCGAGGTAAAATTATCGTTTATTTCTTTGGCCAGGATCAGGTTCCCGGATCCGTCTGCAAACGTTGTAATGATTTCTGGGTATGCCATTTTTATCTCCTTATACTGTTACTAGGGCTATTTTACATGCTGTACCGTCTACGGTAACGGCTAGATACTTAGTCGTGTCCAGGGCAACGGTATCGGCGGTAATCGTAAATTGGTTTGTACTATCTGCAAAGTTTGCGTTTAAATCACTCGCGTAAATTGTTTGACCGTCGTAAAATGTTTTCATTTTTTCTCCAATTTTTCATTTATAGATTCTACTAAGTTAGAAAAAGCTTCTGGGTCGTCAGCATTAAAATATTTATATGTTTTATAAATACCATGACCCATTAGTTGTGGATTTTTAGATAATCCATATAGACTACGAGCACCATATGGGTTGGTTGAGGCTTTATGTGCAAGATATGATCCTATTCCCAATGCAGTTCCTGCTACGGCCCCTTTTGCCCCTCCAGCCATAGCTCCTCCTCCTCCGAAACCGGCCATAGCCGTTAGCGCGGTCAAAAGTCCTTGGGGACTAACTACATTGTTGCGCCCGATACGGAGTTCCGTTAAATCCATGGCTTGTTGTATACCAATTAGTTTGGACCATTCTTCGTTTAATGGTTTAATATCGGGTATAATTTTTTCTATTTCTTTTTTTAATCCTAACGCAAAACCGGCTTCCACTTTCTTTTTTAATAGTTCTTCCGGTCCGATGGTAGCTCCAGCAGAAACTTTTTCAAAAACATCTTGTGAACGTTTATACATTTGCCTTTTAAGATTTAAAGCGTTTTTTAAATCTAAGGTACCTTTCCAATGTGTTCTGCGTGTCATTTCTTCTTCTATATCTCTAAGATGTTTTAGCGCGTCCATTTCAGACCCGCTCCATTGGGTTGTTTTATTAGCATTAGTACCGTAGTGGGATTTTGCTATATCCTCTCTCATAATTGTTATTACCTTATTAGGGTTTACTGTATAACGGCTAATATAGTCGGGTTTGTGTTGCATTTTAATTTTCTCTCGTTGCATCGTACTTTCCACCATATTATCTATTTCTTTATCAATATCTTTTGTTCTGGAGCCAATATTTTTAGATATTGCTTCCGCTGATAAACCTTTTGTATATTTACCCTCTAATACTTGCTCAGGATAATTTAATCCGCTATTAATTTTTTCGACTGCAGATTTTTCCGCTAACTTTTGTTGTCCCTTGAGCATATATGACCCCATAATTGCTTTACCGGCCCTAGCGAGTACTGGAGATATTGCCTGTGGTATGGCATAGGATACGGCTCCTCGTTTTATGGCTTCTGAAACTGGTATATTTTTTGGATTCATGGGATTATTTTCCACTTTTGCCCGAATACCCTCAGTCGCGGCACCTGCCCCCGCTTGCCTGGCAATGTCTTCTACATAGTTTATTTTTGATGGAAGTATGCCTTTAACAATATTATAAATTTTGTCAAATTTCCCTGCTTTATCTAAAGCGGACACACCCCTAACCATCATTCCTGGGGCTTTTGTAGCTATTTTTGATATTAACTTGGGAGCTCCAGGTCCTATATAGGAAAGCAAATCTGCTATTTTATTTATTTCAGGGAATTCTTTAGATGACCCTTTTATATAACCCTGCGCCCCTTTAGGTAATAAAGGCGTTACAAATTTGTCACTAAGGCCCAATGTAGCACCACTGGCATAGCCTTTAACAGCAGACGCAGCCAATGGGTTAACATAATACTGTAATAGTTTATCTATGAGACTCTTTTTCTGAATGGGCTCGGTAATTTTTTCCGTAGTATCGACTGGAGTTTTTTGTTGTTTTTTACGTATGTTGTTCAATACCGATGAAGATGAGCCCTTACCCTTCAACTCTAATAATTCAAGTTCTTCTGCTTCTGTTAATGCCATTTTTTACCTCTGTTTTTTAAGTAACTCCTGATAGCGCGCTTCTTCTTCAGGAGTCCGTCCGCTGGTTGGCTCTTTAATATCTAGTACTCCTGTAATTTTATCTAGCCCTAATATGTTAAGTTGGTCAGTAGTAAAAATATCCTCAGGGTCTAAACCATATCTTTCTGTAATTTTTCCATATGGTACTAATGCTTTTCTATAGCTATCACCAGCTACACCATATATCCTACTAGCAATCTCGATTAGTTTAAGACGATAAGTCTGGTCAAAACCCTGGCCACCACCTGCTTTTGGGGACCACCTTTTTAAATCAGCTTTTAACGCATCTATTCTGTTCTGCCCTCCAACTATTGCTTGTATATCATCAGTTCTAACAGCTAATCCAGGTTCCAATGTAAGGTTTACCAATTTTATAATGGCATTATCCGCAGAATCCCCTGTAAGAGTTCCATCCATTAAACCTTTTTTAATATTATTTAAAGAATCATTATAACGAGTTAGCAAAGTGTAATTCTGTACTGTTTTATCCTGTTTGATGTTATCTACAATTTTATTTGTCATCTCAAATTGGTCCTTAACCGGCAGGTCTTCCACCCCAATTTTTCCTTTGCCTGTAGATTTAACATATTTTAAATATTTGTCTGGGTCGTATTTAGCTGCCCACCCCCTAACCGTATTTAGAGTAGACTTTGAAATTTCTTCGTCTGTTAACTCGCCTTTTTGTCTACGAGACTCAATTGCTGTCATAGCATCTTGTAATTCCTGTTCTGATTTTTGAGTCCTTTCTAATCCACCTAATTTTATCGTATTAATTTTACGCTCAATGGCCTTATCACTTTCGTCAATCCCTGCTTTTTTAGCCGCCATCATATCCGTATATTTTAGTCTATTTAAGGCTTCTCTATTTTGTGCCCCCGTCTCTAAAATTCCCATCTGCTGTATAGCAGCAGTCCCGGGACTACGCCCTTTGGATACCGCGGCCTCTATAACACCTAGAGCTGGTAATATAAAATTACGGTACACCTGTAAAGATTTTGGGTCCTCGAGAGGAGTATAGGATTCATTTTTAGGCTCTTTAGAAGCACCTGACAATATAGCAGGTATATCCACTTTAGGGGTCTCAGTTTCTGTTTTTGGCTCTTCGATTAACTTTTTTGGTTCTGGTAAGTCCCAGTTCTGGTATGCCGGAGTACCCTCCATGGCCATATTCGAGGTAACACCTACCGATGGTAATTTATCAAGTTCTTTTAACCTTGTAATAATAGCATCCAGTTTTGTATCTGCAACGGCTGGGTGTTTTTTTACCATAGGTTGTATTGCAGGCTGTACTCCCTCGTCAAACAATCTTTTAATTAAAACACTTGTAGGTGTCTCGTTCATTTTTAATCCCCCCATCCATACTTAGTATATTTATCAGGTAATTTAAGGAGTTTTTTTGCAGCGGATATCCTGTCCCCCGCTTCACCCGATAACGGGTTTGCCAATTTATAATTACTATACATACTTGCAGCGGTCCCAGCCACGTCCGCTACCCCACCAATAATATTAGCAGCAGTAAGGTTAGGTTTTTCAGGGACCGGGTCCCCGGGCTGTGGCATAAATTCCCATTTACTTTTTAGCGCCCTACCTATAGCCGCTCGTTGAGCTGCTAATGTAGATTTTCTTTCTGATTCTTTGTTATACCCCTCAACTTTGTCGTTGTACTCATCCTCTTTGTAAGCTTTATAGCCCTCTGTCCCGGCTTTAGTGAGCGCCGCTACTCCGGCTATGATTAATGGTATCAGTAAAGGTATTGGCATATTAGACTCCTTTTATGTTCTTTCTGTTCCTGCAGACCTGTCTGTCCGGGAACCATTTGATGACCCACCCTCTATAAGACCGGTATATCCTGGATCACCTGGGTATAACGTAGGTTTGTAACTAAGTATCCGTCCCTCTTTAAAGGCTTTTGTAATGTCATTAAAATGTAAAGCGAAATTTGGATCACTAGGGTAAAGTGCAGTAACTTGTGCCGTATAAGCGTTAGCATCCGTAGTATTATCAAGTACAAATTTGTCATATGCTACGCCTATAACACCTGCATCCCACGCCTTTTTTTGAACGGGAGTCAAGGAGTTATACCGGGCAATGTTTGCAGCAGTAGGTGGTTTAGAGGCTAAGGCACCCTCTTGGTAATACTGTGTTGTCTCCATTACGAAGGCGCTACTTGCATTGTTTTCTAATATTCTATTACCGGAGTTAAGGTTGGCTAGGTCAGCATTTGAGATCGTAAGATTTTTAGCTGCCCATGCATTATAATCACGAGTAGTATCGGCTTCAGTTTTATTAAATGCCCTTGTAGTAGCATTCTCCTTCGCTTCCCACGCTCTATTTATATCATTCTCTTCAAACCCTGCATCTACCGCCCACTTATTAAAGTCCTGCTGACTCTTAAATGTAGCAGCAGTCATAGCCAAATTTGCTGTAGCCTTATTAAGATCACCATTTAGGACGTCATACTGTAATACACGGTTGATATCATTTTCCTCAGCTCCAAACATCCTCTGCCTCTCGTTCTCCTGCCTCTGTGCTTCCGTTTGTAACTGTGCCACATCTATGTTACTGAGTGCCTGTCCTTCACCCACGGCTATATCACCAAGGGCTTGGGCCTGGGCACTTTCTAAGAATCCTGACCCTGCTCCAAATCCGCGGGAAGATAGATTACGTGCTATAGCACTCATCGTATCTTTACCTGTAGCAGACGATTGCTGTTTAATTCCTGTGCGCTGAAGCGCATAGGCTTTATTAGCAGGGTTCTCGGATGATAACCACGTAGAGGATTTTGCATTACGAGCTGCTATAGCAGCGGCCCGTTCTTCGGGAGTTGATAACCCGGAAAAAAGGTCTGACCCTGCTGCAGCATTTACTTCGGAATAATCCGGGGTATATGTAACATTACGAGCAGGTGTCCCCGAAGGAGCAGGCTCATTCCAAGTATACGGGTTAACGTATTTATTTTCCTGTGCATTTTTAAGAAGAGTATTATATTGGTCGCTGGAAGCGGGAGTAGTAGTTGTACCTGTAGTAGAGCCACCTGTAGTCGTACCCGTTGTAGTAGGATATACAACAGGGTTAGAAGTAGCATTACCAAATAAGGATACAGGTTTCTGTTCGGTTTTTACTGTCCCGTCTGGATTCAGATTTGGGGTATAAGGCGTATCTACGGTTGTGACTGGTTTATAAGTACCAGACTTATCATTTAATAAATCATTCATTGCATCTGGTAAATGTGTCCACGTACCTCCGTGGTATGTTTCAGTAACACCATTTACAACCCGGGTCTCACCCTCTTTAGGTGCAGGTTTTTTATAAATACGGTTAGCAATAGCCGCTTTTGCGGTTTGCTCATTATAACCTGTACCCGCTAATACATCCGATAAACTGGAATTTGGAATAGGGGCAACTCTTGTAGTAGTAATCATATATCTCCTTATCTGGTTCCTCTGAGACTATACTCAGCTTTTAAATTTACTAACTTAAAATATTTTTCAGAGGTCTTGAATTTAAAACATATCGTTTTAGATCGAAGCCCCCCTAATCCAACTTTTAACCTTTTATATTTGGTCCGCGGGCCATAACTAACCTGCCCCCAACAACTCTGCCCCCACTCTGCACTGCCTGACCCAAAGGTATTCGTGCCCGATAGAGCTTGGTCGTATATAGAGGTAGATTCCGGAAACATATCTATTGTGGCTGTAGTACCCGAGGAAAAATAGTCAGGAGAAAAACTCATAGTCATATCCCACGACCCTACAGCCTCAATTGTAAGATACACAAATCTCCATATTTTCCAATTCTCTTCATGACCCTTTTCACCCTTTATAATCATCGTATTATAGTATGATGCTATTGCTGTACCATTATCGTTATCCCGGGTATCTAACATATAGATATTGCCCTGATAATCTCCGGCCATTAGCTGACCATTATGGATATCAAAGGATGCAATATTATGATTATCAAACTTGGTCCAAGCCCCATACTCTGTCGGAGACTGACCTCTCACAAAGTCATATAGATAAAGCCGGTTATTGGTCCGTTGTGTAAGGCCCGAGGGCACGGACACCCAAACACGGTTTTTATATGTTACAGCAACTGCATTGGATATTGATGAGCTAAACGATTTAAAATCGGGTTCTATGGCAGCCGAGATAGGGGTTGATTCTACAGCCCCACTGGATGTACTTATGTTATACATTCCGTGGTTATCCAAAAAGGCTAAATAGTTCAAATAGTTTACTTGTGCCCAATGGGCTACTGATGTATGTCCCAGATCCAACTTATCCGTGATCCAGGTAGCAGTATCTGCCGAAGGCATATAAATCATATATAAAGCGCCATTCCCGTACCCGTCCTGCTTGGATATCATAATACCCGAGTCCAGGGGAGCTATAGCGTATATTTTAAGCCCGTCTCCCTGACCCACCTCTACTATATTAGTGCCTAAGAACTGTTCCGGGTACGTGATATCACTATAGTATAACCTGGATGGGTGGGCCCCGAAACGATTAGCCCCAAAACATTGTTCTCGGAAAATAATAGAGCAGGCCAAAATAGGTGGCTCCATATAACCCACGGGTGTCACGGATACTAAATCCAAATTATCAATATCGTCAGTAAACGTGGCTGTATCAGGAGCCACTTCTCCAACTTCGTAAAATAAATCTGCATTATCCGGAGATGCCCGGCATATTATTTTATAATCTATCTCGGATAATCCTTCCCATGTGGTACCCATATTAGAGACTGTTATATTGTGTGAGCCATCCGTAGTAATTTCCGCGGATATGGGTGACATCAACGAATGAGCCCCCATTTTATTAACTGTGTAGTATGAGTATCGTGTGGTACCTGTGGGCCCGGTCCCATCTGCACCTGCGGCTACGCCGATGGTGTCATCCGGAGTAGGAGCTCCCCAGGACGTAGTTTTTACCCCGTCAAATTTGATTGGTGTAGAAACTCCGTCAGATAAAAACAATTGTGATAGATACACAAAATTATTTATGGGGTTATCCCTATAAAAGAATCCTGAGGTATCTCCTAGTTTATTAAAAGTATCTCCACCTCGTAGGTATGCACTATCTCCACATACTGCGACCTGGTACTGTTGTTGTTTTGTTTCCGAGTAAAAGGTCTTCAACATTTTAACGGATGCAGATGTATCAATGGATGAGATAATATCAAAACCATTACGGGTACCTACTGCGCCGTAGTCATCCACGACCACGTTGGACAGGTCCGGGGACTGTTTTAAATCACCATGGTCAGAATTGACCTTGGTGTTCAGGCCCCCGGAAAAATCATCTATAGTTACAGAGTATTTAGGCATTTATTTTCCTTTTAATAGCACCCATTGTATCATCCACGTTTTCTGACCAATGACTAGGATTAACAGATTTTTCCCGTCCTAGATGTTTCATGGTTGTAGCATAGGCTATGTTCTTCGGTACTCCTTCTGCAATCATAGCCGAGGCCTGTTTATGGAACGGTAAGGTATGTTCACCCTTACCGACAGGTGGGGTAATACCTTTGTCGTAGTATAACTGTTTTATTTCTTTACCCATTTATTCACCCTTAATTTTATTTAAAATATCTTCCGTCTTTGGGTATTCTTTAGTAACAACAGGTTCTTTTTCTGTTAATTTTGGTTTTAGTTCTATTTTAGGCTCATAACTTTCTTTTTGTTTTTGTAATATATCCTGTATCCATTTATTTCTATTTCTGGATTCATCCCAATAATAATTTTTATCATATCTATCATCTAAATTTTTAACTAATAGCTCTTCTGGACTTATCTTCTCTACGGTAACTTTACCTGGCGTTTTTTTCCATATATAATCATCATATAATTTATCCCATACTTTATCTTTGGCTCTTAAAAGAGAAGAAAATTCTATCGCATCTTTGGCTCTTAAAAGAGAAGAAAATACTATCGCATCATCGTCCCCTAAAGGTGACTCCCCATAATGTGTAACTTCTATCGGATGTCCGTCTACTTTTATTTCTATCATGTCCCCAGGTTTAAGTTTTGGTTTTATTTTATCATAAATTTTTGTTATACCACCATGCATTCCACCCATTTTTGTAAAATCGGAATTTAGTATCTTTATCCCGGCCCCGCCCGTAGGTATCCCCATGCCAAACGCAGGGCTTTGGGGGTCTCCAACCGTATTAACTAGGGTATTTGCTACCCTTTTAGCTATAGCACCCGCCTTGGTGCCTAAAACGTCGAAATCCTCAGCCTCAAATGGTTTGGCCAGCTCTTCTTGGCTAGGCATAGGCTCATATGACCCTGCGGCCTTACGAGCTAGATATGCCGGTATAGCCCTTAATATAGTACGGGCAGCATTACCACCCTCTGTCCCTGTTTGACCAATTTCTTTAAACATCTAGATAGTCCATATCTTTCACGATCGAAAGATTATCGTTATACATCCTCTTACGCCATTCAGTTTCAACGTTGGCTAAATTTGACTCCCATTGCCCCTTAAAGTACTGTCCTTGTTCTCTTAACTCCTGATCTTTCATGTACATTCTGTATAAAGCATAGTCCGGGATATACCTAACACACCACTCCGGTATCAAAAATGTATCATTCTCCACCAGGTCCCCGGGATATGCATTGTAATCTACCTGCAGTGATGCAGAGGTATCCGGAACAGGGGATAAATTAATACCCCCTGCAAACTGGTAATAGTAATTTGGGAATCCTAGTGCTACAACTGTAGTATCTCCTTCCAGGCGGTTCAGGTCATCTAAATTTACCCCTGTCAATCTAGTACCACTGTATACTACCCGCTCAATGCTACCGACATCTGTTGGAGTAGTATATGCCCTAACCGATGCTGTTGTATCAGTTGTATAGGTCTTTTGGTATACTCCGGAAGTACGGGTGGCCAGCATAATCTGCGCATCACCAATATAGTCCACGATTTCCTGGTTACTCCAAAAGTCTGTTTCTTTTTCAGCCGCTTGTCGGCGTATACGGTTTACTAAATCGATTACTTTCATTTTTACTCCTTAACTAGGGCATTCTCTTCTTTTATGTGCTTCCCCATATGACTGGCCATGGCCCGGGCATTGTCCATCTCTGCCACGCATAAAGGGCATTTTATTTTTCCTTTTGTTGTGGGCTTTTCCGGTTCCGGTATCGTTGGGTCTTTTGCCACAAGTCCCGAGTGCTCTGTAAGATGAGCATCAAGTGCAGCCTGTGTAGCAAACACTTTTCCATCCAGCATGCAACGAAATGTATTCTCGATTTCTGCTGCCCCGGTGATATCTTTTGTTTTGTCACTTATGGGCCTTATCTCCAAATTCTTTTGTATCAGTTCCCGGGTATTTGGATTTATCCCAGGATTACGGCCCAGGAACACAATGGCTTCTGACCGGTTCATCTCGATAGATTTTCCAGGCTGTATAGTAAGCGTCTGGTCGTTAAAAGTCTCCGTGTATGGATGGTCCATATTGTTATACACGGCCACAGGATTATGAGACATAGTACCTCCTAATAAATTGTTATATGGCCACGTCAAGATATGATGTTATTGCAGTAACGTGGGCCGTTGAATCGCTTACAACTTGTAAATATTTAAACGTACGTAAATTTTCCGGAAGTTCTACTACTTTACGAACACCCGTAGAATTTATCTGAAGCTTTACAGCATCAGTGGAATCTGAATTTAGATAATAGTATGGCCTTGGTGTGTCCGTAGATTTCTGGGCCACATTAATTGAGAAAACTTTTGTGGAGTCAGTCAACTCCAACGCAAAAAAGTTAAAGTCCTGAACGTTTAGTAAATTGCTAGTTGCATCTCCAACAGCAATTGTAGCAGTCATTTGTTTTGGATAATTGCTCACACTGTCTCCTTTATTTTTATATGGGTATCGATTTTAGGAGTAAATTTATAAAATTCTAGTCTTAGAATGTTTAGTTCCTATAACAGGTCTAGAATGACCCTCTATAAAGGGTTTTTCATACCAAGTTATTCCTGTACTATCATAATTACCGGAATCATCACAATAATATGCCTTTATTTTTGCTCCTCCTGTAGCATTACAACTAGAAAAGATTACCCATAAAACAATTATTCCTGTTGGGGCATTAATAGCAAAAGGTGAACCACCAACAGATGATTGTAAGGTAATTTTGTTTACATATGTTCCGGACCAGTCTCCTGCCGTAAAGTTAGTGACTGTTAAGATATTGCTTGAGTTAAAAGTTATTGTCTTGCCTGGGGTAATTATTAATCTGCTTATTGTTCTTGCTGCCATGTTATTTAATTAATCCTTTGTGCTTTAGGTTGTCATGTGTTCTTTTTATAAATTCTATATAATCAGGGGTAGTTGACAATTATTAAATAATAACTGTAGTATTATTACCCAATACTAAAATAAGACTTGTTGTTGTAATTGTTCCTGCGCCAGTAATTGAAAATATTTTATTTAACCCCTTCATTGTTATTGTTGAGTCAAGAACACCGTTGGAATTACCAGCGTATGAAAAATCACCAGAACAAGTAATTCCTTGAGCATTCTGGTTAAGTCCCCCTGCGGTAATTGTTAAATTATGACAAGACAAAGCACCTGATACTGTAAGGGTGCTCGCTGCTAAATTCATTGTAATATCATATAGAGTTTTTCCAGCAGATGTTAAAGTTCCTGCGGCTGTAAACGTGATTAAAGATGTTCCACAATCTACCGTCCAGTTAGAATAAAATGTAGCAGAACCTCCAATTAACCATTGAGAAGAACCCATATTGATATTATTTGTATTAACATTGTATCCTATTAGTGATGTACATGTGATTGTAGATGAATTAAAATTGTATGTTGCCGATGTTCCGAGAGCACAACCAATAGATAATGTACCACAGGTGATATTGTAATACGGATTTACTCCCGTGTTTACAGTTAATTGTGCAGATGTGCCGTTCGTGATTAGATATACTGTTCCGGCGGTACTAAAATTACCAGTAAGTTGTATTGTCCAATTTCCACTAACCGCTGCTGATTGCATATTAAATAGTTGTGCTGTTGCAATATTAAATACTGGCATTAAAAATGTTCCACTTGATCCACCAATCGTCCATCCACCAGTACCATTTATTGTACCACCACCATACGTTATCACTGGTGTACCAGAGGGATGGGACATCGTCATACCGGATGATGCATTTAGTGTAAATGTTCCGGTTCCCGTAGTTAGATTATAATAATTTCCAGCATTACCCGATAAAAAGGTTGTTGTTTTTCCTGTATTAGCCACGGTAAGACTGGCAATTGTACTCCCCACTTTACCGTTTTGATAGTTTCCTGTGCCCTGCAATATTATACTTCCGCTTGTAGCCGTGATAGTTCCGCAAGTACTCGCAATAGTAAAATTAGCATCACCTGTTTGTGTAATTGTGGAATTTAAAGTCCATGTTCCGGCGCTGGCTATATTAAATGTACTTGCTACTGTTAAAGCAAATCCCCCCATTGAGAAGTTTTTTGTCCATGAAGCCGCACCTGCTGTGAAAGTATTACAAGTCATTGCCGCAGTGGCAGTGCAATTGTAACTATTTCCACCACTATCAAAGATAACAGTATCTTCAGCAGTAGGAACTCTGCTATTGGTGGCACCGGATGTTAAGCCCCAGTTCTCATTTTGGTTCCAATCTGTTGTAGCAC